TTGCTCGAGTTACGTTTTCTACAATTCGAAAGACTTCAAGTAGAGAATTAGTTTTTTCCTGGTACATTTATATGTAGAGAGTTGGTTTTTACTTGGTATGTTAAGAGAGTTGATCATCATTTTTCTGGAGGACAAAATCTAAACTTAAATTGGAGGAAGTCTTGTGGAAAAATGTCAATTATGTAAAAGAGAATTTAAATTATTAGTAGGTCTTTCGAAACATATAAAAGCCTGCAAACAAAATCAAGATGGTCTAAATGTTGAAGGTTATTATGAAAAATTTATAAAAAAAGAAACTGAAGGTCATATTGGTGAATGTTCAACTGGATCTTTAGCAAATAAAGTTTGTGTGTAAAATATTAACAAAAAGAAAGGCTGGGGAGGAGAGCATTTACCAGCCTTTCTTAATGCGAACCGGACTAACCGGGTTAATGTGTATCGCCGCCCGGTTCAGTAACGATACACTAACCTTATATTATTTATTCTTATTTTTATTAGAATTTTTTTTAATGATTCCTTCAATACTTTCTGATAGTTTCATTATTCCTGCAGAAGACAGAACAATTATAACTAACCAAAATACAATTTCCAAATTATAACCTCCTAAAAATTATTATATATTTAAACTATCAGGCACACCCAATCTGCTATTATAGATTGGGTGTGCCTATTTTTACGATGCGTTATGGGCAGCCTTTTCATCAGGAGTTACTTTCTCGGGCCCGTTTGTTGCGGTTCCGATGGCCTCTTCTATTACTTTTCCGGTTTTGTCTTTTTTAATATTGATGCTGTATTTTCCAACCTTTATGCCAAGGCCAGCATCCTTGATAGCGGGCCCCGCGAAGTTTTCAATTAATCCATTAATTGTGATCAGTTTTTCTGCATACATAGATCCGAGTTCAAGATACTCGGCAGCGATGGCATCAACCTGATCATCAAGATCAAGTTGAATATTTGCTGATGTTCCGTCGCCCTTGAGCATGGCTTCTTTGATAGCCGAGGCTCTCTTGGCGAGCCTGGATTCAGGTCCATTGATGTTTGTTTCGATATGACGGACTGCTTCTGCGACTCTGGCGATCCCGGCTACCAGTACATTAGACCCCTTCAACTTCAAATTTAATTTCATGGTTTAATCCTCCTTTAAGTGGTTAAGATGCGGTTACATCATCAGACATATTTTCTGCCTGTTCCAATTACTATTTCTATTCCTGATTCTTTAGCAAAATAAATAACTGCAGAGTCCTCCAACTTGTTCACTATGATTCCAGTGAACTTTCCATCTTCGATCATCATAATGTGATCGTCGATTGGATGAATCATATAAACACTTTCAGAATCGCGGTATTCTTCAAAGAAGCTTAATGGTGGGAGTTGAATATTATCAACTATTAACGATTCTAACCAATACACAGCCTCGGTTGGAGTTGTGGCATACCCCATTTCAAAAATACATGCTGAAATAGAGTCGAGATCCAATGCAAACAATGGTTTTTTTGTATAAATCATTAATTCTGTTGGAGATATTGGAATTTCTTTATTAATTTTCTTTAGAAGGGACATCATATAATTTTTATGCCTATTCATGATATCCTGGATAAGATACATCGCCCTCTTTTTGGGAGATTTAATAAATACTCCCGATCCATCTGCACATTCAATTGTGCATCCAGAGATTAAGTTTATTTCTGGGTTACACATTTCTTTGATAGATTTTGATGACCCCGTAAATGGGTCGAGATACATTGGAAAACATATCTCGGCTCTCCCGTCCATCAAACCTATGGTTCCTTCGATAGATTCCTGAGAATCTACTTTTATCAACCAATCTTGGAACATGTATTTCGCCCCCTTTGTTTTATAAATAGGTGTTAATATCTTCTATCAGTATTTGATATATATGATAAAATCTCTAAATTATTGATATTATAAGGTATAGTTTACGGGTCCATATCGCCAATAACCAAGGACAAATTATAAAGAAAGAGGACTTTTTAATATCACGTTATTTGAATATAAGCGAGGAGGAAACAGTTATGGCAGTAAGTCCAGGTGTATACACGAAAATTATTGATCTCTCAGAATATGTAAGAAATGTTCCGAGTACGATTGGATTCTTACCGATCATCTCCGAAAGAGGAGAAGATAACAAATTGATAGCTACAAACAATAGAGATTTCTATATAGATTACGGTGAGCCAAATATTCTTTATGGTGGAACATATGCAAAACAGGTTAGTCAAGGACCATATGTTGCCGGATCTTTTATGAAAGAATCTGATGTTCTTTATACGGTTCGTTGTCTTCCTACAAATGCTACATATGCTAATTTAATTCTCAAAGCAGAAACGGCGGGAGGTAGTGGTTTAGGATTAGATGGTACTGCTGATATAAGTGTTGATTGGAATCTATCTATTAATAATGAAAATGAATTAGATACTCTTGTAAGCACAACTCAGAATCCTGAGAACTGTATAGTTATATATGGTATTGGTCGCGGTGAATGGTACAACAACTTTCAGATTGATATATCCCAACATGCGAATCCTCAGAGAGAGGGTGTGTATATTTTAGATATTCTTCAATTGCAAGATGAAGAAGATGAGACTGGGGCTGATCAGTATGAAATTATTGAATCATACGAAGTTTCTTTTGATTACAGAGACGTTGATGATTCAGCTGAGTCTATGTATATAGAAGATGTTATTAATAGATTCTCAAGATTTCTCAGATGTAAATCAAATAGAGATGTTTGTTTACAAGCAGATGTAAATGATAGAGCGGATTGGTCACAACCGTTTCGGAGTGGCGCTGTCGGAACTGATGGTGGAACTTCTGGAGAATTGTTTTCTGGAGGTAATGTTGTTCCTACCGTTGCTGATGAACTACTTATCAAAGCTTATACTGGTCTGTTAGAGAAAACCGATGGTGATTATCTTACAGAAGTATTAGACATCGATAATGTATATTTCAGTATTGTATTAGATGGTGGTTATAATACAGATGTCAAAACAAATGGTTGTTATGTTCTTACAACTACCAGACGTGATTGTATTGGAGTTATAGATAATGGTGATAATTATAATGTGACTCAGTCGTTGGCAGCTAGAGCTGATGACCACACTTTTAATACTAGATATTTGGCAATGTATGAACCATATTCAAAGATATTCGATTTATTTACAGGTCGCGATATATGGATCACTCCTGTTTACCATATGGCTAATATTATACCATATACTGAGAATGTAGCTGAACTTTGGTATGCTCCCGCTGGCTTTAATAGAGCGACTGTGGCTACCATTAAAGAGCTTAGATTCTCTCCTCTCCAGGGTGAACGTGAGCTAATGTACTTACAACAGCTTAATCCTATTGTTAAGTTCAACGTGGGATACACTGTTTGGGGACAGCTTACGACACAGAAGAGACCATCTGCACTTCAAGACTTCAATGTTATGAGACTAGTTCTTTATATCAAGCGGGCTCTTGAGCAATTCTGTAAATTCTATATTTTTGAATTGAATGATCAGTACACATGGCAGAAGGTGAGAAACGAAGTAGATTCATTTCTTAAAGTTATCAAAAATAAAAGAGGGCTTTACAGTTATGAAGTCAGTGTTGCCGCAACTGAATACGAACTAAAGGCGAAACAATTTCACTGCAATGTAACTTTGAGACCTACGAAAGTAGTAGAGCAGATCAGTCTAAATCTGTTTATAAAATAGATAGTTACAAGATTTTCTTAAAGGGCTGGATTAAGTTTCCAGCCCTTTATTTTACGTCTATATATATGATCCATGTTAAGCGGGATTCCAAAGCGATTCGGACTTTTTATGCTTCCCGCCATTATAGATATATTCACCATGTTCGAACCATATTTCATCACCTACTTTTGCGGTAGTAGTGTTTAATAAATATCTGAATTTAACTCGGTCGCTTTTTTTGAACCGACTGCCACCGTGCCGCCGGAGACTTTTTTTATCTTTATCCATATGACATAACACTAAAGCCGCCCTGGCTTCTATAGGCCTCCATAGCGTTCCTTCTCCCAATAGATACAAGCCATATTTATCTTCCCGGATTGTATTCACAGTTGCTCCTCTCATACTTTTAATTTAACCCACCAATCTTGACCAATAGCTTTGTTTAAAATAAAGCCTTTGGTGGGTCCGTGTTCCCATTTGTAATAACCATGCCAATGACCACAATACCATAAGGATGGTTGATACTTTTCCCATATGGATTCTAAGGCATAGTTCGATGGTTCTAAGACCTTGATGTTGCCGAGCTTCATTTGAAAGCCGGGCTCGTTAAATATTGTCCACGGAACCGTATGCGAAATTACAATATCTACTTTCACATCTGGAAGAGCTTCGAAATCAGATTGGTTTATAGTTTCATTTCTCCACCACGATACGCCTTCTATTCTCGAGTCTTTATCAATAGATTCGGCTCCACCCATAAATAAAACAACTCGACCATCTGGTAAAGTTAGGGTAGATGATCTTGGCATATAAAAAACATTCTTCATTACCTCTATTGGAACTCTTCCGTGTTCTTTTATTTTCAAACCCAGGTCTTCATGATTTTCGTGGTTTCCATCGCACCAGTAGATTTTCGTATCGAAGTTTTTAATTCCGTATTGGTCGAATCTGGTACGATCAAATTTGCTCATTTTTTTATCATGGTAATGTGGCCACCAACCAAAATCACCACATTGAAGAATAATATCTGGGTTCTGATGGTTGATTAATTTATTGAGTGGCCCCCATTCTGCATGAGTGTCTCCACATATTAATATTTTCATTGATTATTCCTTTTTGAAAAATCTCAGCAGATTAGATAGAGTGTTTATCTCATGCCGGTGGGCTTTTTTGGCTCAAGCACTCCGTCCCATTTATCTGTTGTTCCAATCCTTTATTTCCGCCAGTTACTTAAGCTCATAATTGCGGCAGGACTGAGATTTGATAATTATGTAAATTTTAAAGTGAGAAACCCACAAGCAATACTGCGCTTGTAACGAAAAATAATGCAGCCGCTTTTCCAGCCATAATGATCGCCGACTTCATTTGATTTGGTTTCTTTTTGTACCTGTTTTTTCCTACAGTTCTATTGTGTGTTTGCATTTCCATAATCATCATATTCTCCATTTATTATTGGTTAATAACTATCGCAATTCGATATTTAATATATATAGTGCTAATAAGATAATCTATAAGGATATCCAAATAATATATCCTAAAACCGCCACTACCGGTATAGTTATAAGGACAAATTATAAATTAAGCTTGGGATTGCCTCAACAATCGAACCCCTCATAGGCAACCCTCGGTGGGGGCTAACATGCTCCCACCATTTTAAACACAAATTCGTTTATACGAATATCATATACATTTCATGGAGGATTGAAAATGCAAAGCAGCTATTCAGTAATTGGAGAAAACAGATTTAGTCGTAAATGGGGCGGATCAAATAAAGATGCTGTTGACCCCTATGTCTCTGGATATTTTTTCACACATTGGCCTTCAACGCCGACGTTTAAAAAGGTACAAACGGCAATTGCTCAATCTCCAGGCAGAGCTGGAATTGCAGATGAGAAAAATGTTCCACAAATTTTAGAATCATCTTGTTTGTCTGTAACTATTCCTGGCGGAACTGTTAATAAGGCAGAATTTACAGGCCTTGGTGGAACTAAGTTTTCAGTGCCTACCAATGTTGAATTTGACAATACTGTAACATTTAAGTTTCTCGAGTTCTCATCTCTTCCAATTCTTAAAATATTTCACGGGTGGGTAAGACTTATGAGAGATTACCGTAATGGTGTTTCTGAAATTATGGTTAATGGAGACGATGATTATACAAAATCAAACTATAGTACTGCTGTATATTACTGGACCACAAAACCAGATGCTCAAACAATTGAATATTACAATTGTATGACTGGGTTGTTTCCGTTAAAAGACCCTCAGGATCAGTATGGTGGGGATATTACAGCTTATGATAAATTGGAACTTGATATTGATTTTAATGTTGATTATATGTTTCATGAAGATTGGGTTTATGCTAATTGTCTGACTTATGTTTCTGATTTGACTGGCGATAGAGCAGCATCAATTGCATATGTAGAATAAAAAATAATTTAATTTCACGTACCCCGACTTAGTCGCTGTGCCTAAGCCGGGGTATTTTTTACGTCTATGGAAACGGCAAGGGCATTTGTATTGGCTTTTTTTCTTTGAGTGTTTCTTGGGGTGTTTCTTGGTGTCTTTCTTTGGCAAGCGCCAGTGCTTTCCCGGGATTATATACTGCAAGCGTTCTAATACGATCACAAGTGGTTCTATCAACGGTGTAATCATATTCTTTACCGTCGATCATAAACGTTACTTGATCTAATCCTGTTCCATATTGCATAAAACATACAAGAGCAATGTCCGCCTGTTTAGTTTTTTTCATTTGACACCCCCATAATCTAATCGCAAATTATTGGTTGATTAATCAATTATTTCAAAATTTAATATATATAATGCCGGAGGACAAATTATAAACAATTATAAGGGGTGATTACACAATCAAAAACTATCAAAGAATAAATTCAATTAACGAGAGTATGCACGTGTGTATACTCTAACTATCCATCAGGAGGGGTAATAAAATGTTTAAAGGTTTTAATTTTAAGCTACCTAGCTATACGGTAGTAACACCGCAGACCGGGCAGACGTTCGATGTGCGATCAATGACAGTGGCAGAGGTTAATGAGATGAAGACATCTCTAATATCTCCTAATAGAGCCCATATGGTAGTAACTGATATTCTATTTAAATGTATACAATCTAAGCCCGATTACATTACAGATCCGATTATGTTAAAGAAGAGTATTACCACACAAGATAGAGAAGCTTTACTTTATGGATTGTATCACGTAACATTTGGAGATGAACGGGAATTCCAGGTTTCATGTGAGGGTTGTGGACATGAACAACTAATTAAATTAACTCTAAGTAAAGCATTTTCAATAAATGCTTATCCTAAATCGGAAGCTATGAAAAAGTCATATACTATTGCTAAAGCGGCTGGCGATGCAGATATAGACCCCGAGATAGAAGCTGCAATTGTAGAAACAAGCTCCAAAGAGAAACCCGTACCTACCGCAGTTCCAACTAATAATAACCGCGCAATCGATGCAGTAGATGAGGATGATGGGTTGACAGTTGGAAAGAAAGCAACTGAAAAACCGATACAACCCAAACCTATAACTAATAAGCTACATGCGAATACTCCAAAATCAGTTCAACCACTGGAACAACAACAGCCTGCTAGTGATGAGAATCAACTTGCAATTTTATCAGATATGCAGTCAGTTACTCTTCCAATCTCTAATGTTATAGCGATAGTACGTCAACCTACTGTTTGGCATGAAGAACAACTCTTAAAAGACTTAGCTTTTGCTACTAAGAAACATGGTGACTTGGTTAATGAAACATTGATTATAGAAAGATTTGAGCAATATAAAGACGGCGATAAATCACCAGCGATGTTGGTAATCGAGAGAGAAGATATTTTCATGGGATATCAATCACTTCCACCTCAAGATAAGATTAAAATTATGGAAGCGTATCAAGATAACTATGGTATATATGGGATTGATGTGAAGAGTCACTATGAATGTATAAAGTGTGGTTTAGATAATGAAATGGACGTTAACATAGCAGCACAATTCTTTCGAATGGTTAGCCTCTCATAACGACTCGATGGATGCCTTCAAGAAAACGTTCGATGAAAATATCAAGACGTACATAGAATTGAGAGGCGCGTCTTGGATGGAAATTATGATGATGCCATACCATTTTTTTCTTGATGATTTGAAATGGAAGATAGATCTTGAAGACGAAAAACGAAAGCAGATGAATAGCGGACATAAATCAGCAATTGATAAATCAGTTAATGCATTGAAAGCAAAGAATCGATAATGACACAAACTATAATTGAGTATTTATACAGTGAGTTTGGACGAGATCTGAAGAACATTGGTGCAAGAAAGTTGATATACAAATTAAAGATTATACCTGGGTTTTTGGATTATATTAAATTCCTAAACCCGGGTATCACTTCAAATCCAGAATTAATATATTTATTTCTCTTTTGTCAAAATATAAAACCAGAATGTAAGATGTGTTCTATACCTACGTCGTTTATATCATTTCAAAAAGGATATAGGACTTATTGTTCTTCACAATGTGGATCAATCGACCCAGATTTTCAAAAGAAACGTAAAGAAACAAATATTATATTATATGGAGGTTCTGCGCCTAGTTGTTCTAAAGAAGTACAGAAGAAAATGCAGGATACGACTTTAAAGCGATATGGTGTTCGTTTTCCGATCCAAAATTCAGAAGTTAAAAATAAAATACACAAAACATGTCAAAAGAAATATGGTGTAGATTGGACTTCCTATATTGAGGGAATGAAAGAGAAATCTCGAGAAACAAAACGATTGGATTTTTTCAATCGATTAATTACTTCTGAGAGACTACAATCAAAATGTAAACCTTTATTTGAAGTTGGGGATTACAATAAAACTACTGATACATACAAGTGGAGATGCATGAAGTGTGAATCTGAATTTATAGATGTGTTAAAAGATGGAAGAATCCCCCGGTGTTTAAATTGTTATCCATTGAATCTACCAATTTCTTCATATGAGAACGAACTCTATGAATTATATAGCGATAGATTTAATATCATTCAAAACGATAAGACTGTATTGGATGGTCTTGAGATAGATTTATATTTTCCGGATCAAAAGTTTGGTATTGAATTTAATGGTTTATATTGGCACAGTGAAATCTCCGGAAAGAAAGGCAATCGATATCATATTAATAAAACAGAAAAGGCTTTATCAAAGGGTGTAAATATATTTCATATATTTGAAGATGAATGGTTGAATAAGAGAGAAATCGTTCTTAGTATGATTGATTATAGATTGGGGCGTATAGAGCAGCAGTACAATGCCAGACAGTGTATTATCAAACACGTACTTAATCCTATGGCTGAAGTGTTCTTAGATACAAATCATCTCCAGGGCCCCATTGTTGGTAAACATTATGGGTTATATCATAATTACGAGTTAATTGCAGTGGCTTCATTTGGGAATACAAGATTTTCTAAAACAAAACAAGTCGAATTATTACGATTCTGCTCTAAGAAAAATACCAATATTAGAGGCGGCTTTTCAAAGATCATGTCTCATTATAAAAAGAATATAAATAAACCACTTGTCTCTTATGTTGATCGTAGATATTCTCATGGCTTATCATATTCTGAAACTGATTGGAAGTTAGTTCGAACAACTCCACCGTCCCCTCAAGTTATTAATAATTCATATACTATTCGATATAATAGAATGAGATTTCAAAAGCATTTATTGAAAAATAAACTATCATTATATGATGATAATCTAACCGCGTGGGAGAATCTTCAATTGAATGGATATGATCGAATTTGGGACTGTGGGTGTTATCTGTTCCATAATATGTAAGGACAAATTTATATACATGAATTAGGAGTTAATTATGGCGGATTTAGAGAAATTTTTTCAAACTATTCCAGGGCGTCGGGCTGAAATACTTGATGTTGATGCTAAGATTGGGGTACAAGGTGATTTGAAACAACTCGATAATATCGACGTTTTGGTTAAGAGTATAGAAAATCTACTTCTCACGGCTAGAGGAACTTATATAGCTGATCCGGAATACGGTTGTGATATATATAAGTATATATTTGAACCCACAGACAAGATTACTAGACAAGATATCTATATGGAATTAGAACGCTCGATTAAAAGATATGAGAGTAGAGGTGATATATCTTATAATGTGTTGTTCTATAATAATAGGAAGGGGTTTATAGTAAATTTATTTATATCATATAGAGGTGAGAAGAAAGAACTATCTGTTGATATAAACGAATCCTTATTAAGGAGTGTAACTAAATAATGAGTAATCCTGGAATAAGGCGTTTTAATTATATTTCCGATTGGTACTGGACACAGAATAGATATGCTGCGCATAAATTATTAACAGCTTATCCCGTGACCTTTTATCATATCGATTGGTCTAATAGTGTCTACGATAGAGATATGATGGCAGGCTCATATGAACGACATGGTGTAGGTCAGCTATCAGGCATGAGATGGAATAAGATTCAGATGTTACCAGTTTACTGGACCGAAACACTTCAACCCCAGACAACCGCAGATGAGAAGGGGTTAACATCAAAAGATAGTGATATAATATCTATCGTGATACCATCAGAATATGGATTAAAGGTAACTGCGTGGGATATTGTTCATTTTTCACAAAAGTTTATGTTTGATCAATCTGATTTTTCGCCTATATATGTAGTTAGAAATGTTGATAATTCGACACAGGGATCTATAAATTATCTCAAACTTTCTTTAGAAGTTACTTCTGCAAATACACTTATGGATTTAGAGAATCAAGTTTCAGGGCAATATATGTTTTTAGAACTAACAAAACGAATACACCAAATTCAAGCAGCAAGCGTACTTTTAAAACTTCAGAGTCGACATGAAGATTTGCAGACTCAATCCCATAATCTATTTCATTCAACAGGAATGTATTTTCAGGAGTAATATCAAATGTATATATCAGGATTATACCTATGTGAAGATTTAAATGAAGTGAATAAAAAAATAAAAAAACTAAACGCCCGCTTTAATAAAATGACTGCACAAATTAATGCTGTAACGGAACTTGAAAGATTAACAAAAAAACTTCAAAAAAATCGTAATTTATATGTTGGTTTTAAAGCGGCAAATGATAAACGAGGCATGGATCAAGCTAAAAGAAATATAGATATTATGAAAGAACAAATTCGAAGGGCCACAAAAATAGCTGGAGATGCAAAGAAAAATATAGATCAGATTACGGCAGCTCAATCTCAATTGAAAAACAGAGGACTATATTATATGCCAAGAAAACACTATTCAGGGCAAAAGAGAAATTAACTCGAGCTTCACAAATTGTAAAGAAGAAAGTCGCTAAAATCGGTAAATCATCCGTAAAAGTGGGTAAAGGTGCAGGAGTTGCAGGCCTAGCTTCGGCTGGTGCATATGGAGTATATAAGGCTGGAAAATATTATAAATCAAAGAGAGATGAAAAATAAATGTATTTTAAGGAGTGATATCAAATGTATACATCGGAACAATATTTAAATGAACTTACAGACTCACAAAAGTTACGTAGGAATCGTATTCGTGAACAAAAGGCTATAGAAAAAGGAAGATATGAGAAATTGAAGGTTAGTAAGTCCGATGCATCCATTAGGAAAGATGAAGCTGGATCTAGGCGAATAGAATTAGAAATACGTAGATCTAAAGATAGAATAACATATCTAAATGATCTATTGAGCAATATGCCTGGAAGCAAGAAGAGAACTGGAACTATGCAGGGTGGTAATATACAAGTTACTGGATAATGGTTATATATTACTGATCTAAGAAAATCAAGTGCCTATAAGTGAAGAGGACATACTTATACAATATAAACAATTAAATATTTAGGAGAATCAAATGGTTTACACATCAGAGCAATTTATTAAAGAAGGAATATTGAGAGGTGTTGCTGGTAGTATGAAAGATGCGGTATTATTTAAAGACGTGGGAGTGCTTTTAAAATAAATAATGCAAAAGACGTTCCAAAGATTCAAAAAGTTGTTAAAAATCGTATAGGAGATATAAAACAGTTTATTAATTCTTCTGAATTTAAAGGGGTGGATGATTCTCAAATTAGAAATGGTCTTTTAAAGTTTAAAAATGCGAATCGGGCCTGGAGACAATATTTTGTTTTAAATACTGAAAAATATAATGAAATTGTGAAGTTGACAAAATCTGGTGGATTGAAGAGGAAAGAACTTGATTATAATTTAGGAATGCGGCAAACTTCAGAGTTATTTAAAGCAAAAAACCGACAAGATCTATTAAAGGTGATAGATTTATATGAAAAAAGATTTACTATGTATTTAAATTTAGTTAAACCTATATTGCTTAAAACTGGCGAAAAAACAGAAGTTGGTAAAGATATTATGTATTATATTAAAATTTTAGGTGGCGGAATACTTGATTTAAATATGTTGGTGCGTAATCTAATTCGTTATCAGGATTAGATCTATTATTTATTATAAAGGGGGTAGTTATGTATATTTCAGAAAGTTTTATTGAAGAAGGGTTGTTGAATAAGATGAAAATTAGGAAGACGGAAGGGATGATTGAAGCACTTGACGCAGGTCTTAAGATAGATGCTGGAGATCCTAAGTATACTGGAGGACATACTTATAAGAATTTAAATTAATAAAGAAGAGGAGAAACAAATGTACATATCAGAAACATATATCGAAGAATCCTTCAAATCGGCTTCAATTATTATGGGGTTGAATGTAATTGTTAAAGGTTTAATGGGTGCTGGTATTGGTGCTGCAGTGGGTGCAATACATGGAAAGATTAAAAAAAATGAATATCAGAGTGCCATTTCACAAATAGAATCTGAACTTAGAAAAGTTAAAGATTCTTCAAAACGAAAACGATTACAAATAAAACTAAATGAACTCAAAGAATTACTTAAAAAAACTAAAGGATCAGCTAAACGGGGTGCTAAGAAGGGTGCTGCGATTGGTGCTGGTACCGGGATTGTTGCAGGTATGAAGGGTAATCAGAATTATAAACAGATGAAGAAAGATGGTACATGGCCAGGAAAATAATTTAAGGAGAGGAGAAACGAGTGTATATTTCAGAAGTATATATCGAAGAATCTGGTAGTTTGTTAGATGTAGGTATTTCTGCAATATTTGGAGCGGTATTCGGAAAAATATATAAAAAAATGCGAGTGTAGAAGTTAATTAAGTATATAGAAGAACGAATTAAAGAAGATCACAATGCTAAAGTTAAAAAAAGTAAAATTAAAGCGAAAGAAGATTTTCTTAGAGAGATGTTAGTAGTTTCGAAAATTACCGCAAAAGGTGCAGCAGCAGCATCTGGAGTAGTCTCAGCTGTATCTCCTAATGCATCAATACTTATAGGGACTGGAGCAGTAATTGCAGGTGTTGAAGCGAAAATGGGTGTATTGTTGAAGAAGTATAAACTTATTACTGTTGATATTCTACCTAAGAGACTTCTTGATAAAGAATTAAGTAAGAAACGGAAATAAGAAGTGGGTAAAACAATCGCAGTAGATTTAGATTCGACATTAGCAGAATATAAGCCTGGATATGCACAGAGAAAGTATATTGGTGAACCCATTAAGCCAATTATGGATATGGTTAAGAAGTGGGATTCAAAGGGTCAGAGAGTTATTATATTTACAGCAAGAGCAACTAATCCATCACACATTCCAGTTATTAAGAAATGGTTGGAAAAATATAGTCTTGGTCATTTGAAGATTACGAATATCAAGACTCCAGATATAGCAATGATTATTGATGATCGCGCAGTACAAGTTGAGAGAAATACTGGTAAGATATTAGGTAAGCCCAAACTTGTTCTGGAATCGGTTTCAGCTACCCCTGGTAGTTTGAATATTTCAGAAGATGATTTTTTAAATGAGAATAAACAAATAAGCAATATTATTCAAGGAGAAAATGTAATGACTGGTAAACTTTATAAACAAATTTTTGGAGAAGCTGGAGCAGATGGAGTTGTCGATTATGAGGGTGAAGAAGCTGGTGTGAACGGTCGCCCCGGTGTCGCAGGAATAAGAGATGAAGGCATTCCTTCAGATAAACCCAAGAACCCCGTGAAACAGGGTCCAGAAAATATGGAACACCCATCTGAAGCTGGTGAAGATGGAGATACTGCTGGTGATCCTAATGAAAAAACTCCAGAAGGGCAAATGCAATTAGCCAAGGCTGATGCTGGAAAAGCAAGTGCTCCTGATATGATGAAAAATGAGCCAGAGGCTGGTGGTGATGATGGGCAACAAGCAGGAGAAAGACCGCCTAGTGAATTCGGTAAAGATTCTCCTGGTGGAACATTTAAAGAAGGCAATCTCTATGAAAGAGTATTTGGTTCTCCCGAATCTTATATTTATGAGGCTAGCGAAGAAGATCAGGATGAAGAAGAAGAAATAGATGAAGAACTTGAGGATGTAGAAGAAGTTGATGATGAAGTAGAAGATGAAGTAGAAGATGAAGAGATGGAAGAATCAGCTCTACCGAGAGTTGGTTTATATAAACAACTATTTGGATAATAGAAATATAGTGAAATTACAATGTCAAATATGTAATCGGGAATATAAGAATGGCGCTGGGTTATCTTCACATTTAACCCAGCGCCATAAGATTAAACCTCAATATTATTATGATAAATACATTGATTTGACTCCGTCGATATGTGAAAAAGATGGGTGTGATAATGAACCTAAATTTATAAGTTTGACAGAAGGGTATAAACGATATTGTTCAGTTAAATGTAGCAACTCATGTAAAAACAAAAAACAAAAAACCTCTGATGTGTTTATGAGAAAATATGGCTCTCATCCTATGCAGAATGAAGTTATTAAGCAAAAACAGAAAGATACAATTAAGTGTAGGTATGGTGTTGATCATATTATGTCGATTAAGAAATTTCAGTTAAAAAGAGAAGCCACCAATATTGAACGATACGGTTATAAGACACCACTTAGTAATAAAGATATTCAGATGAAAAGTCGCAATACAGTCCAAACTCGATATGGAGTCTCAAATGTTATGCAGAATCAACATATTCAAGAAAAGAGCTTTGCGACAAATCTGAAAAGATATGGATTTAAACATCCATATCAGAACCCTCAGATTCAAAAACAAATACGTCAGACTCGTAAAACTAATTTTTATGATCAACTATACGAGAATAGATTACAAGGTTCATGTCGTCCATTGTTTAATTTAGATTCATATCAAGGTGTATATGTGGCTCATTGGTGGGTATGTAATGAATGTGGGAATATGATATTCGATAATATTAAAAATGGATCTATACCAAGATGTACAATATGTTATCCTCTTTATATGTCGCAGCTTCAATCTGAAATTGTAAAATATTGTCGTGAATTAACTGATAATATTATAATCAATGATCGAACTGTATTAGATGGTAAAGAGATAGATATATATCTTCCAGATCATAAATTAGGAATTGAAGTTCATGGTTTATATTGGCATAGAGAAGGATCCGGGTGCGATAAAAAATATCATATAGATAAAACAATTAAAGCAATTAAAGAGGACGTAGATCTAATTCAGATATTTGAAGATGAGTGGGTGTATAATCAATCTATTGTTGAACGATTTATACGTTATCGTTTGAATAAATGTAGTGAACGAATATTTGCGCGAAAATGTCAAATTATAGATATTCCAAGAGATGAAGCTAAGAAACTTTTAGACGAATATCATATTCAGGGATCGGTCAGTGGTCGTCATTTTGGATTAAAATATAAAGGCGCGATAGTGTCAATCATAACATTTGGTAAATCTAGGTTTAATAAAAATGTTGAATGGGAAATTTTGAGATTTACGAACTGTTCTGATTCGGTAGTAGTTGGTGGTCTTAGTAGATTAATAAAATACGGAATACTGAACTTAGATATTAAGAGTTTGTTGACTTATGCAGACAGGCGGTATGGTGAAGGCGAGTCATACCTCAAAGCTGGTTTTCAATTTCAACATTCCGCGCCACCGGCGTATCATTATTTTAAAAATTCTAGAAAGAGATATTCCCGTATTAAATTTCAAAAACACAAACTCCACAATATATTAGATACATTTGATCCAGAATTGACTGAATGGCAGAATATGCAACTTAATGGGTATGATCGAATTTGGGATTGTGGTTGTAATGTTTATAAGTGGGCGAGAGAGGGGAAATAAATGTTTGACGAGAGTTCGATAGAAATATATTCTGATAGAGATAAAATAAGACAGCAAATGATTGACTACATGTCTGAATATCTAGAATTAGATGATATAGATTTAAGTAAGACGTCGTACTTATCATATCTAGTGAACATGATGTCTATGCTCACGGCTAATTTAATGTATTATAATTCTTCAGTGAGCAGAGAATTCTTCCTAACAAAGGCTATTCAAAAAGAGTCTGTATTAAACTTATCAACAATGTTGGGTTATCCTCCCCCCGATGCGAGTCCATCGACTGTTTCGATTTTAGTCGGGGTGCCGACATCGTTCGAGAGTACTACTAATATTATAATTCCTAAAGATTTTAAATATTATGCTGGCGATATTGTTTTCTCGCAATCAAATAAAATCAGACTTGATCTCATTAATCCTCAAATACCATTAACTATGTCTCAGCGTCTTGAACAATATGAAGAAGTTGGAGATGAGGACGACACTATTGTTAAAAGTATCCCGTTTCAATATAATGATGATAAGTCTGAAATCTTTTTTTCTGTTGATGCCAGACAGGAAGAATTACAAACTCTTGGATATCAAATTCCTAATTTAGAACCATTTGAATTTTATAATATTGATATTGAATTCGAAGGATCCCTTTCAGAGATTGAAATTGTCGAGTTATCTTCTGCGCTTGGTGAAGAGGGAGACCCCTGGGAACGTTATTCTTCACTTTTCGAAATTCCTACTAGTACTAAGGGTTATGTATATAGACAGACAGCAACCGGAGGAAGAATTTATTTTGGCAATGGCGTTATTGGTCGGCAGCCTGATTCAGGTCAGTTATGTCGAATTAATCTATATACAACACAAGGGCTCGATGGTAATGTAATTGCAGGGTCGATCACTAAAGCTGATAATATATACGTCGATGTTTTGGTGTCGGGGTCGTTGCTTTCCAGGCCTGTTAAGATGAATGTTATTAATACAACTCCTGCCATTGGTGGTATATCATCTCAAACGATTGATGAAATTCGTACTGCAGCCTTAGCAAGAGTTCCTGCAGCAGAACGGTTGGTATCAGAGTTAGATTATACTAATATAAAATATATTGTAGACGATCTTCCAGTGAATCATGCTACCCCGATTCTTAAAAGATCGGATATAAAACGAAATGAAATCTCTTTGTTTACGGATCTTCTTTATGAAGATACCGTGGTCCCAACACGAAATGTTGCATTGTCATTCGATTCAACTGGATCACAGATTTTCCCATCTGGTTATTCTATTTCAATAAATCAGGGGACAGTAATTGCTCCAAATTGGGTAGACTATCAGACAATGTTTGATATGGAGATTAATCCATTAACTCAAGATTGTACATATTTTTATGTATTATCTGATATAGATCTTGCAGTCACATTAGCAAGTACTGAAACGGCAGATACTAAGGTGTTGCCCTCTTATGTAAATCTCCAGACCGAACGAGATTTGGACGATACTGATAATGATTTATTGTGGGTAACTTTAAATTACCAAGTAATAGATACAACTCCTGGGTATGATTTTGCGCATTTAAAATGTGTACTTATACAAGGCTGGGATGAAGTAGAAGTAGATATGGTGCATTATTATGATTCTTCTACTACAGTCAATACTAATTTTAAAATTAGTATCCCGTTAACTGATGTTCCAAATGGAGAACAGATATTTAAGTTTAGAATGTATTATGGTGATCCATTGGCACCTGCAGAAGAAATTTATTTTACAGCATATAGTAGTGCTATCGTAAAACGAAATCTATCTGAATATATGTATAGTCAGGTGAAGTCAGCATTGGATCCTCCAACTTATGAGAATATTGTTTACGATGTTCCGGTTATTTTAACTGAGTATTATGATGATCCTGATTTTGACCAAGATAATTTTAACTTAACTGTCATGCAGAAAATTATTGCATTTAATGTGATCAATTATAGAATGCTTACTGATTTTTTGAATCTAAAATTTGCTAACACTACAGGTCTTTTGAAAAACATGTATTTCAATAAAAGAAAATATACGGTTGAAGGCCTTGATCCAATTGGTGTTCCAGTAGGACCAACTAATGGTGATCAGTACTTAATTACTGATATACACCATGATTTTCCGACTACTAGGAGCATACCCTTTGTGGCGGAATGGGTTGGTGCATCTTCGGTTTGGACCTATTATGGTCTTGCTATCAATAACATGATTTATGACGATGATACGGAAACAATGTATATATACAATGGAGAAGATATGGTAGACCCGACGATTAATATACCATTTACAATCCGCCTTATAGTATGGAAAGATATGAATTCTTCGATTAGTACACAAGCTTTAACTGCAAAGATTAGAGAAGACTTAATATCAAATTTATATACGCGTTTCGGATATGATAAACCCTTCTACAAATCGGAGATAATTAAATTAGTGCAATCAGTTTCTGGTGTTGAGCATTGTCAACTTGTTTCTCCAAATCATGATATATTTTTCGATTATGATATATATGAAGATTTCACACAGACTCAGCTTTTAGAATACTCACCCGAGCTTGTTTATTTCGATACCTCAACAATTTCAATAGAAGTTAAATAATGGCCAATATTACTTATATCCCAGATGTTCATTATGATAATAAAATCCATAGAAAGATTGTTAATATAATTGGATCGGAGCTATCGAATCTTGGGACTCCATGTTATTATCCTAAGCTGATTAAATATTTTGAAGATGTAAAATCAAGTTTAAATATTTCAGCTGAAAGTATTAAACAATTTAAAAAAACAAACATATCTAAGAAGTATGCTACCTTTTCGATATTAAATGATAGTCAAGCTATAATGCTTATTATAGCATTTATTTTTTTTGCACGGAATAAAAAACCTCAAATATCCCAGATGTTTTTCTTATTTTTAGCTTTAAAGTTTCAATCAAATCTAATGCATAGACAATTTAAATTTTGTCAGCCAGATGCATTTGCAATGGCAATGGAGAGAATATCCCATAAGCATCTATATAAGGTTAAAAATGGAATACCATCCGCAGTAAAGCACGTAGCAGATTCAGAGTATATTAAATATAAATCTATTCTAGCCAGTAATCGGTTGACGGATGATGCTATACAAAAAATGGTTTATGCTCTAAGAACAAGATTATCTCAATCAATTAAATCGTTTGCCGAAGTTTATTATAAGATTACAGAAGAAGGTGGCGGTCAAACAGTAGCGGAGGAGACTGAAGATAAGCTTGAGAGAATTGCTGATAAAATTGCAATGACGATGTGTACATACGGGCAAGTTGATAAGAGGGCTGTTTCAAAAGCGATTATTAAATCTGGAATAAGAAAAGAGTTGGGTTTAGTTATGGCCTCTGAGATGGCTAATCCTGATTATAAAGAACATATTCAATTCATTGTTATATTGATGCACCGATTAGCCAATTTAAAGAACGTATGTGTTGAATCAAAGCGACTTCTATTAATAAGAAAGATAGAGTCCAATCAGAAGATTGGAACCTATACTGTTCGAGAGAGAATTGTTAATTTGATTCATTCATTACCTAGTGCATATAGTTTGAAGACTGTTCACGAAACTCAATTGGTAATGTTTGTTTCTCATTATCTTACACTTTATGTCAAACAGCGGGTATGTTAATATGTTTATAGCTGAAGAATATATACATAGGATGATATTTCTCGAAGCGTGGGAACAATTAAATCCGTGGGTTGTATTTGGACCCAGGCGCTACAAAGTCTGAAATTAAAACCAGATATCGGGATCTTTCAATGAAATGGCACCCGGATCATAATCCAAATAACCCAGCTGCCGAAGAAACATTTAAAAAAGTACAGGCTGCAAAAGAGAAACTCGATGCAGGTTGGACCGGACCGGAGAGTAGCAGTTCTGGGTCGAATAGCAGTTATAGTGATTATAGATCACGTAATTATCGTCCACCACCACAACCATTTAAAATTTGGAAATTTACACTTTCCCAGTGGTATGTGATATTATATTTTACATTTTTGGTTGTTGCTATCATTCGACCAATTGTCTCAAAAAAAATTAAAAAAATAAAAAAGCAAAGAAAAAGAAAAGAGGCTATGCAGAAAGCAGTAGAAAAAGCTTTAAAAACTAATGCGCGGGCACGGAAGATTGCTAATAAAAAGAAAGAAGAATTTAAAGGAATGACTCCTGATTTTGAGAAAAAGAAGGCAGCTTAATATTATCATAAAAATAAATTTTAATCATAGTAAGGCGATTATTACCTAATAATCGCGCCGAATAAGTTAGAGTTGGATGGACCGGAGATTTGAATTCCCAACCACCTATATTATATAAGTGATCCATTATCGCAATGCGGTCCGTAATTATTTATTATGAAGCGGTTTTAACACCTATGTATCTATCTGTTGATGCGTTGGCTGGGGACTAACTTCCACATCTATTATTAGATATCTATATTGTGTTGATAAACCATTATTAATCATCAGAATATCCTCCTCCCCCACTTAGCGGCTTTTTCAACAAAAGCCTCGGTGGAGCCATGAATGTCTTTCACATCATAATTGGGGTGTGGCGATTTTTCGATAAAGACTGCTATTCCAATTAGAGTGATAAGAACTGGATCTGTAACATCCAATTCTCCTGATTCGAATTGAGTTAGAGTACCATCATTGACTCCGAGATATTGTTTTAATGATCCCCTGGTAATATCAAAAGAGTCGCAGATTGTTTTTATGAGTGAGACTTCTTGTTGAGACATAAAAACCGCTTCATAATTCAATATATATATTAAATAGTGACTTGAAGTTTAACCGTTTTAAAACGGTGTCATATTAATCATTATATTAATAACTTTATTAGGAGAAATTAAATGAAGGATATAAAGAATGTTCGGGTAGCAGTAATTGGGGATGTCATGCTGGATCACTATATGTTTGGTCGAGTATGTCGGATATCTCAAGAGGCCCCTGTTCCAATCTTTGCTGTTACGGAAGATGAGACATATACACTTGGTGCTGCTGGAAATGTTGTTCGAAATCTCCGATCTATTGGAGTTGTTGTGGATTTCTTCACAGTTGTTGGTAATGATGATGCTGGTAAACGTGTCATTAATGAATTAGATAATCTAGGCGTGTGTATGCATTATGGATGGAATAATAAGTTAACAACCGTCAAGACCAGATTAATATCAATAGATCACCAAACACAAATTTTAAGATTTGATAAAGAAGAGATTCTTATTACAAACGACATTCCATCTGAAATAATGACCCAAGATATGTCTCATTATGATTCTATTATTATATCTGATTACGGTAAAGGTGTAATCAATTCTGAAGTTATGTATGAGATTTCAAAGTATAATAATGATGTTAAAATATTCATAGATCCTAAACCAAATAATATGCCTATATATAGTGAGAATTTTCTTATTAAACCGAATAAATCAGAATGGGATGACATTATAACAAAGCATTCTGAATGTGTGGGTAATTCTAAATATGTGTTAAATACTCTTGGTAGAGAGGGAATGGTATTACATGATGTTCAGTTAGACAAAAGAATAACGATACAAAGTAAACCAGTAGAAGTCTTTAATGTTTCAGGTGCTGGTGATACAGTAATAGCATCCTTAGTAGTTTGTAACTCTATGGGTTATGATATCGATATCGCAGCTCGGGTTGCTAATGAATGTGGTCATTGGGCAGTATCACAATTAGGTACTTCGGCTATCTCGAGAAAGAGGTTTGAAGAAATTATAACAATAATAAATGGGTGAAACGAAATGAATAAACAACTAGATGAGAGTGTCGGTCCCGATATACAATTTACAAAATATGATCATATCGTTGGAGAGAGAATCGGCTTATTTACTTATTATATGGTCAGCTCCGATATTTGGATAAAAGAGGAGATAAAGTTTCAAGTCAACTATCAGATTCAACAATTAGTGGTTCGCCAGCCAGTCATACAAACAACATCGGCGCGTTATGATGATTATATAAAATTATTGCGGGATCAATTTTATTCGACATTAGATGTTCTCCCCGTATTTTTAAAATTTAACCAAGAAAAGTTAGGGTGTAACATCGACACTCAAAACTCATAATTTAATATATATAATGGAGTTGCGAAATGAATCGGTTACCAATAGTGGAGGAATTATTTCAGACCATAACCCTCCCAAAAAATCTATGGGTGTGTGATGAAATTCAATATGATATTAGTAACTTTTTTAGAGATGATTATGTTGCTACAGTTAAATCAACTACCGATGGGTTAATGGATTATACCAGCTTGGTGTCGTTTATTAATTCATTAATATCGTCTCGCTATTACTGTAGCGTATCCATTATGTCTATATTTTATAATTTTGTTTCAAGAGGAGTAGTGATATGAATAATTGCCCATATAAGGTTAGACCAGCTAATGAACCACCTCTTCAATTTGATGGTTATTTCTTTAAGATAACAGCTGGTGGATATGTCGTAGTCGAAGGCGATCGACCTATGATGTGGTGTTCTGATGATGCTGTTAAAAGCATTAGTGAATTTTGTGATCCCATAATGAGTCTCCCGAATACAAATATTCGCCCATCTCTTTTGGCGGGAGGAGTCCGCGAAAATTGGTCTAAGTTTTTTGATTATATTGATACGTTTAAAGGAGTGAAAATAGAATGGTCTCATCTGAATCAAACTTCAGATTAAGTTACCAAGAGCGGTCAGTGAGAGTATAATTTCTCTCACTGAATTTTACCGTTTATTTTTTTGGTATTATATTCCGACGCCAGTTAAAGTATTTTTTGCATTTGTTAGATTTATTTCAGATGCTTCATAATCCTCAATCTTCAATTCTAGGCCTCCGATTAGAGAAGTGATATCAGTAATAATATCATCTAATGCTCCACCTACATTCTCAGCTATAACTTCACTCTTGAGAGTATTGAATGCTGTGAGTCTTGTGGAAGCGGTAGACCTTATATCAACTACTATATCTAACATTGCATCTACTGTATCTGTAGTTGGATCATATGAAACAGTTTCAATCATATCGTTAATGCTGAATGATTTTTCTAATCTTAGTTTTGTAGCACCTTCGGTTTGAAGAAGTTTTGCTTTAGGAGTCTCTGGTAGTTGTGCCCATATCATTGTAGATAAACCGGGTGTAGCTCCTGTTATTTCATTTGTTCCAACACCAAGTTCTAAATCGTTAGGTTTCTGTTTGCTTGCACCATAATAAAACACATCATCAACTTCATCGTTATATGTTTTGAATTGTATTTTCTCATGTAAAGGAGACTCTGTTGCTACTCCAATTGTAGATGAATCGATTGAGTGGCTGGCACCATGTGGGCACGCTGAAGGTACATTGGGTGTCCATTCATATATGTATCGATTTTCAGTTTCACAAAATATTTTATACTTTTGAACATATTCAGCCTGAACTCCTGAGATGGCATCAAGAAGACTATTGACTTCGTCTGTAGCTCCGGCGTCTAAAGCAATTTGAAAGTTCGAATCAACATCCTTAACTATCGCCAGATCTTCTTTAATTACGTTAGAGGGCAATCCAGCATCAAAGATACCTATCCTACCCTTTCTAAGAGAACTCCCGATCTGAGTCATTGTAGAGCCTCTGACAGCGGATCCAAATACATCTGGCATACTGTTTTTTGAATTTAACCACATACCTGACAGATTATTTACCATTGATGTTATAGCAACTTGAGCCTCGGGGGTAAATCGACCATCTGTAGACGATAGAACCATTTCATTAACAGTAGTTAGTCCATCCATAGACATTGAATCCTCCATTTCTTGAAGGGTGTGTGTGGCAAGATCGAGTGAGAGAGCATTGGCTATTTCGGGTGTGGTAACTATATTATCTCTGAGTTTTCCGATTGTGGAGAGAATGTCTGCCTTACTAACAAGATCTTTTGGCAATGTACCGAGTTCATGATTAAGAATGCCCTTTATCATCTCGCCGATTGATCTTTGACCTATAGCATCCACAACGGAATCGTGAGTTTGTGCTGCTCCTGCTTCGATATTCGTAACAGCCTTTACTGCTTGAGTTATAGCAGATGCTGCTTGACCTTTGGCTCCGACTCTTTTAGCTAATTCAGATATCTCTGGATTAACTCTTTTTAATATATTTTCGGTTAGATTATTTATATTGGAATTCACGATGGGCAATGAATCCTCAAACGGATCATCAAGGAGACTAGATCCCCATATCCTCAAGTCAGTATCGGGCTTTTCAATAAGATTGGTCATATATGTCTTTAGAGTTGGTCGGTCCGGATGTTCTTTATCATTAGTAGATAGTACGTTATATAATTCTCCAAATGAAAGCCTAACATCAACCATTCCGGGGTGTTGTTCAAATGAAATATCGTTTGACTCACCACCCTTAATTATTTCTATAGATGATATGAACCCAGCTCTAATTTGCCACAGTCCAGAGCAATTAATTTTACACATAACAGGCATTCTATATGTGAGTGATCCCTTATCAGATTTTGGAACTATGAACGCTAACATTCGAATAAGTGGTGCAAGAATTCTATCTGCATATGATTCTGGATCATTGGGATTAGGATTATATAAACGAGTAGTAATTGAATGTCCAGTTTGAAAATTAGCGCCTTTCCAAATTTGGGGGAAGTCGACTTTAGCACCCGACAATAGATTTCCGAGACCGCCTGCGCCCGTTGCGTTTCCAACCCAGTCGACAAGACCTTTTTGTCCTGCATAGCCTAAACCGGCAATATCAAGACCCGCTCCTGCAATTGCACTGAGTGCTTTGCCTTTAGGCAAACTTTTCTTTAAATTTTTAAGTGCATCTGCTGCATTTTTAGTACCGGACATTTTTGTCAATTCTGCAATTTTACCATCTCCAACACCAGCTAACATCTCTTCAAACATAGACGAACCATACTCTTGATTAAACGTTTCAGTAATACTAGTTTCATTTAAGTATGCAATTTGTAGAGATCTAAATGCTGAGTTATCATTTCCACTACCACCGGCAGATGCCGTTAAAGCATTATTTCGAAGGTCTAAAAGGACTTTGGGAATATTCCCTTCTGTTGGAATACTATCCGCTATAACCTCGGCATACTGTTTTGAGCCTGATAAATTATTTAATGTATACAGATGAAGGCCCGATGTTGCTTTTCCGGCGATATCAGGCATACACGGTATAAGTCTTATGGTTGAAAAAGCAGACGCAACAAATCGATCATTCAAATTTTCTTTGAATCCGTGTCCCCATAGCGGTGGCAAACCAATGGTGCCTTGTATCGATTTTTTATAAACGGGGATCATACTTGTAGCTGACCTAAGTTGTGCCGAATTATTGTTTGCCATTATATTTATACTCCCTTGAAACTATATAAAATTTGCTGAAAAAATTTGATCAAGTTTAAAGTCTATATCTGAATTAGATGAACTACCACCATCACCGCTATTTCCGCCGCCCATACCTGATGCTATTGTAGCGTTACTTGTTGTCAATACGTTGGTAGCATTTGTCATAACCATATTTAAACCAGCCATTGTATCGGAAGCGCTTTTTCCTAAGAGACCAGCCATATCACCAGCCATAGCTTTTCGGGCTCCCACTTCATCTCCTGCTTTCATCTTGGCCAACGCTTTCTTTCCACCTGGGAGAATTGCTGAACCAATTGCTTCCATGGTTTTATTAAGTTCTGCAGTTAGACCAACAAGCATTTGAGCCTCGGGCTTTTTAAATACATATTCACCACCATGAACTTTAATGAGACCTCCGGGACCAAATATTTTACTAACTGGACCTCCCATTGCATAACCCGGAGCATTTTCAACAAGCTTTTTATATTTAGCTCTGACCATTGTTTTCTCTTCTGGTGTTTTTGCAGCTTGCTTTTCAGCTTGCCAATTGCCACCTAACGCAGATATATATTTTGTTTTTTCTGCAACACGAGCTGCTTCGTCAATACCGAGTAAATTTTTAAATGGTTCGGGTAGTTTTCCGAGTATCCATTCAGCTGCTGGTCTTATAATATATTTATTTATTAATGTTCCTATAGCTATGCCTATTCCTGCAGCTGCAAGAAGAGGAAATACTTTAGTTAAAATTGGAAGTAGTGATTTAGATAATCCTACAGCGATTGCGCCTGCTCCAGCAGCTGCATAGCCAGCACCCTGTCCGAGAACCTTTTTTCCAGCTCCCATGATTTGATTCATTAACCCACCACCTGCCTGAATTTGAGAATATGATCTGAATCTCGGTTTGAGTGTGACCTTTCCGATCTCGGGGTTATCTTCTATATTGGAAATTTTTAATATTTTAAAGGTTTTAGATCCGACATCCCATTGCTCGTTCATGAATTGTTTAAGAAGTTTATATGTTGCTTTGGGTCCAAACTTAGTTCTTATTTCTTCACCCTTTGGCCCAAGCCCTATAAGTTCTCCTTGGGCCTTATCTTTAATTGCACCCATGATTAAAGCTTTTGGTGTACTAATTAGTTTCTCTTTAATTACTCCAAACGTCTCACTTATCTTTCTGAATGGCCAAGTTACTGCTTTTACAATACCAGATGTTACTGTTTGATATAATTTTCCAAGCCCAAGTACTCCAATCTTAATAGTTTTACCAACAGCTTGAAACCCAAATTTGGTAACTCTATATAATCCATCCATAGTATTATTAAGTGTAGTCCAACCAAATTTCCAAACAGGCACAACAATATCGGCAAAATTTTGGGCTGCTCCAACTGCTAAGGCACCTATAGATTTCGTTACTGTTTTAACCACAGTCCCGGCAACAGATGTTGCAGTGCTCATCATTGTTGCACCTAATTTAACAGGTAATACAGCCAGTGTTCCAACGATGCCCATCTTTTTTGCACTTAAATTCTTCCCAGCAATTAGTTCAATGATAAGATTGAGTCTGGCATTGATAGCATCTAATCCAGTGAGGCCTTCGGTTCCCGCTATCTCTTTAAGTCGCTTACTAGCCATACGTCTTTCGGAACCGGCAACATCAGCCAGGCTTCTCATTTTGCTCATACCAGATGAAAACAACTCCGTCATACTCGTTTTGCCTTTAGCCCAGTTTTCAGATGCATTTGCTTTAGCATCTTGCCAACGTTCATCTCTACGTGGTTTGGATTTAGACCAATCTAATCTGGCTTGATAATAAGCCATTTGCATCTGGAGGCTCCATTTTTTTGCCGCATTTTTACTATCGGTTATAAGAGCACTACGTTCAGCTTTTGTTTGTTCGATTTTTAAATCAATTGGTAACTTTCCATCGACAAGAGGAATGTGCGCTTCTGGATCGTCAGCCAGCAGAATAGACTTTCCGCTCGTTACGGACCCGGGTCTGGCATCATGTTCCGGAGTACCTGAAGACTTAAGCATACTATATAATGACCCAATCCCACCCTTAACTGCTCCTGCTTGTTTTGTAATTGCGGATTTGGATTTTTGACCGGATTGTTTTGCTTCAGATGCACCCCAGCTTAGAAGAGATGTTATAAATCCTTGATCTCCTTCTTTAATTTTTTCTCCGGCTAATTTCTTAAATGCTTTAGCATCGCCCCCGGCTCGCATTGCCAAGTTCATCAATGGAGCCATCATATCGGAACCCATAGCTTTAAGACCGCCTCCGAATCCAGATCCAATATAATCACCTTTTTCTATTATATCATGAGCGAATGGAGCTTGACTAAATTTCCCTCCCATCGAACCAAATGACATTCCTCCCTTGCCTCTGGCCTTATTAACTACTGATTTACCACCTTTTATCGTACCTTTACCCACGCTTAAAATAAGTTCGGGTAATAAGAATTGAGTATCCATATAATATTTTAATGCTTTATTTGTAGCTTTACTTACATTTGGAGAAAGAAATTCATCTGCCGCTCCTCCTAAAGCACCAAAGCCTGCCATTCTGGCTGCAAAGCCGGGTGATAATGCTCCCGGTGCAACAGCAAATAAAAGGCGCATCACATCTATATCTTCTGCATTTTTGAATTCGTCTTTAGCAGTTTGTTTAAACATCTTAATCTTTTTCTTAAATCCTAATTTATCTGATCCAGTTTCTTTTTTAGCTTTTGCAGCTTCAGCATCTCTTACCTGACCATATGCATTTGGAATTGACATTATTGCATTAAGAATTGAATTTACTCCACCAACGAGTGGTTTGATTGTAAAATCAACCATCCACTCTGAAAAGGTTGTCATTCCTTTCTTCATCCAGTTAGGTAAAAGATCTTGTAGAAATTTTTGTGTTTTATTCTCTGTGGGGTCAAAAAGATATTTAGTCATCTTTTCAGTAATTCCGCCAAGAAATTGACTGAATCTTCCTAATACTCCAGACTTCTTATCAAAAAGTAGTAATCTTATTTTTTCAGGTAAGTCGGTTATAAATTTTTTAATTGTCTTCATCATAGGCTTTATCCTAGGGATTATATCTTTAATCTTACCAAGAAACCCCAACTTACCTATTAGACCGCCTGCGGCTCCAACCCCTCCTAATATACTACCCAATCCACCCATGGCCCCTTTTTTAGCTGCTCCCATTGCCGCAGAGGCTGCCCCAGCTAATCCAAGACTACCAACCTTCTCTCTAATTTTTCCTGCAACTCGTTCTCCAAATCCTCTACCGGCTGGCATTTTCATTTTACCACCAAGTTTGAAACCCGTTCTAATGAATTCTCCGACTTGGTATAACATTTCGTTATTTTCTTTAGCAGAGTATCTTGAAGATACATATATTAATCCCATAGTTTTTAGCATTGCCCCAAAGATACCTTCTCTCCTTGGATCTGGTAAATCAGATCTATATCTTGCTCCGTACCATGGCATTAGATAACCAATAATTCGTTTTGGAGCGAAAGTAGTCATCATACCGGTAAATGATCCCTTTAATCCTTGTTGAAACTGATCTCCAATTGCATGTGCGAGAGTTTTGGCTGCACCCCTTGGTTCTGGCGTTTCTGTATATCGTTTAAGTAATCTCCCTCGTTTAGATTTTGGAATTAACCCGCCAGCCCTTCCTCCTACCATTTGAATATTGAATGCTTCAGATTGTTCGAATAATTGTTCACGTATATCTTTGAGGATCTGTATTTGGTCTACACCGCCTCCTCCGCCTCCTCCGCCTCCACTTATTGCTGCACGGTGGGCAGAAGATAATTTTCTTCCCGCTATTTGTCCTTCTGCGGCAGCTTTTTCTTGTTTATTAAGATTACCAATGATACCATCTTGAGAATCAACTATAGTATCACTTAACATTTCAAATTGCTTTTCCATTTCTGGGGATGGTGCCATTCTTAGTGCTTGACCACCTTTGCCTGAACCAACTGATATACTACCAAATAGATTTTTGAATGCTGCACCAGTTGCACCAGTTGCTTTAAATGCAGCATCGACAGCAGCTTGACGTTCAAATAGTATGCGCTTATTAACTGCCACATCTTCTTTTTTTCCACCAAATGGTTTCATGAGTTTTGATAATCCTAGGTGGGTTCCGAAATCTCCCATTACACCACCACCCATTCCCATTGACAGTAGTTTAGCAAAATCAGATTTTCTTTTTCCCTTTTCGTCCTGCATTGATTGATACATCTGCATATTATATTGAGGCAATCCTGACATCCGATATGCTCCACCGACAGCCCTACCTGGTGCTTTTAAAATACCCTTAGGAGCATCCCATGCAGCAAACTTAGCAGCTTTAGCAGCTCCGTATACAGCCGATCCAATTAGAGTCGATGAATGTTTATGAAGATGTACAGTAGTTTGATTAACCATCTCCATTATTTTATGTGATTTTTCTACTGCCTGGAAGTTTTGATCTGTAAGATCAGAGAGTTCGGCTACACGTTCTGACATATTATCCGTCGCAGTCGCAGCTTCTCCGATTCTATCACTTATTTTTACTGCACCACTTTCTACAGATTTGGATACTAACCCTGCACTATCAACAGCAGATTTGCTAATTTTACTTAACTCTGCATTTATCATTTTATCACGCTCAACTGCAGATGCTAATGTTTGTTTTGCAATCGATGTGGTTGCTTGATTGGTACTTTTAGATATATCCATAACTGCTTTGCGCATACTATCAGTCATAGAACCCATTGATTTATTAGCTTTTTTCAATCCAGAATCCATTTGTTGAACACCGATATTAGCTTGACCCATGGCGCGATCTAATCGTTTTACCGTACTCGCTAGCTTTTCGCGTTTACGTTCTAAATCAGATGGGATTTTATTTTCTGCCATTATCTCCTCGTTTTAAACAGCTTGGATTTCTGAATGCGCCGTGCAAATTTTACAGCTCGGTGTTTTTCTTTGAATTTTATTCTTTTAGCATTTACCATTTGCTCATCGGTTATTAGTCTATTCTTTAGAGATTCATAACTTCGTATTAGAACTTTTTTACGTACTTCATCTTGAGTATCACTAATCACCTTTCTCAATGCATGAACTTTTTCAAGTTGGACATTGAAATCTTCTTGGGTTTTATCATATCTTTTTTTAGCGTTATCTCTAGTTTTAATTAAATGATCTATATATTCTTCATATAATAATTTCACACATTTCTCCAATAACACACTAATTATAGTATAAGTTTATAATTTGTCCTTGTGTTAAAAAAAAGAATTTTTTGGCAAAAAAGAAAAACGGTTTATATAAGATATTATTCAATTATCGGAATCAC